GATGTATTACCTAATCAAGGAACACTTGGTGTAGTAAAAAATCTTATAACAAGTGATAGTAAGATTAAAGCTGTTGACAAAGAACAAGCATTAAAACTTATTGAGCAAGATCTTCAAGAGTTGAAGGAAGTATCTAGTAGATGGAGAGCTGATATGAAGTCAGATTCATGGTTATCTAAAAACACAAGACCATTAGCTTTAGTATTCTTAACAGTATCTGCGGTTTTCATGATGGCTGTAGATTCATTTCATTTACAATTTGATGTAGATGAATCATGGATAAACTTATTAAAAACGTTACTGGTAACAGTATATGTAGCATACTTCGGAAGTCGTGGTGCTGAAAAAATTACAAAAATAAATAAATAAAATGAGAGGATTAAACGGAAACGAAGCAGCTCAACCAAGAGTGTTTGCTCATGATATGGTTCCTATAGCTATTGGAGCTATAAACCCACGTCAAGAAGGTACTGGAGCTTTAAACGAAAACATTGCTAATGGTCTTGAAATGACAGTTGCAGGAACGGGTCATGAAGTAGGTAATGTATTAACACTAGATACAGGTGCTGGAGCTACAGTGGCAGCTAAAGTTAAAGTATTAGCCGTTAATAGCGGTATTATAACTGCTTTTGCTTTAGAATTTAGTGGAACAGTAAACGCACCTTACGGAGCTGGTTATGTTTTAGATGATTCTTTGGCGCAAACTTCAAGTACTGGTCCTGGTATAGACTTTAGATGTACAGTAAAAAATATTGATTTACCTAACACTCACGAAAGAGGTTGTTGTCTTTATGCTGGTGTAGCTATTGATGGAGCAAATGGATTAGATTTAATATTAGAAAGTGGAGAGCTTTATAATACTACTTATACAGCAAGAATGAAAGGTATCACAGCTGGATCATTTTTACCAGTATTAGCTAAAAGAATTGTAGCTGTATCTTATGGTACAGGATCATACGCTAGTGGAGATTTAATAGCTATATATTAAGATATGGGTATTGGTATTGGAAGTCCAATCTTTGATTTAGCTAGTTTACCTGGAGCGTCAAGACCTGGAGGCGGTGGTGGAGATACGACAGACACATTTCCATTTAAAATACAATTAGATTTAACTGGTCAAACGTTTCCTTACACTTTCAACATAAGATATGTCACAGCTCCCAATGTGACTACAGATTGGGGAGATGGAACGTCAGAGGTTTTAAACGTAAATTTTACCAACCTAAATCACACTTATACCGATGCATCAATAACAGAACCAATAATCACATTTGGTAATAAAGAAGAAGGGAATAGTTTGAGTGTTTTTAGAGTTGCTAATACTGGTAGTGGTAGTAGAAATGAGTTAAAAGACATTATTCAATGGGGAGAAGGAACTTGGGGTTCTACATCTCAGTCTTTATCTTTATTTGGAGCAAATAATTTAACCGCTAGCGCAACTGATAAACCTATTGTTGGTGCTAGTACTCTTAACTCGGGCTTTTATCAGGCATTTTCTATGAACCCAGCTAATATTAACGATTGGGATGTAAGTAATGTAACTCAACTTGCTAACGCGTTTTTTAGTGCAGAAAGTTTTAATCAAGATTTAAATAAATGGGATATATCTAATGTAACAACTTTTGGATCATTAGGTTTTAGAGGATGTACGGTATTTAATGGAAATGTTGATAATTGGGATGTAAGTGGTTTAGTTGTTGGTATGGCAAGTATGTGGATGTTTTGTAGAAACTTTAACAGAGATATTTCTACTAAAAGCATATCAGCGGCAGATTCTCCTACTGGTATTGCTTATACAGCTTGGGACATTGGAGCAAACTCAAATATTACAAGTCTTGCAAATATGTTTTATCAATCAAATAAAATATATGGTGATTTTAATCAAGATATTTCTAATTGGAACACATCAAATATTACAAACATGGTTCAAATGTTTCTTAATAATAAGAGTTTTAATCAACCAATAGGTGCGTGGGATGTTAGTTCTGTTACGAACATGAAATTTATGGTAGCTTCCGCATTAGCTTTTAATCAAAATTGTAGCGCTTGGAATTTAAGTACAAGCTTAACAAATGTAGATAGATTTGGATTTGATAATTCAATGTCAGATGATAATTGGACAGACACTCTTGTAGGATGGGCTGTTTCAACTTATAAAAATTCAGGACCATACAATGTAAGCTCAACTACTAATAACCAGGTAAACTTTTTAGATTCAAAAACAAGTGATACTGCAAGTGGTGAAACATACGAGTCTAAATACGGTTCTGACTGGACAAATACAGGTTGGGATGATTCGACTGCAGCAAGAGCATATTTAGTAACACCAGTAGAAGAAGATGGAGCTGGTTGGAATATAACTGGAGATTAATTATGATTAGAAAAATAGTAGATAAAAACACTTGGTTTATTTCTTACACAGATACAAACCCTGTTAGATATTCTGAAGGATGGGTTTCAGCTGGAGAAAGATTAGATTTAGGATGGCCAAATAATGAATTATTTTACACAGAAGCAGAATGGCTTGAAAAATGTGCAGAATACGGAATTGAACCAGTACCGCCACTAGGTCCTGAAGAGTAAAAAGTTATTTATATAAGTAAATATATAAATAGTAAACAATTAAATTAAATTAAATGAAAAATAAAATAACAAAAGAAGAGCTTGAACAAGCTTCAAAGCAGCAAGAAGATCTTCAAAAGGTAATATTAGATATTGGTGTAATTGAAACCAAGAAACATGCAATGCTACATAAAATAGCAGATATTAATACTGATATAGAAGAACTAAAAAAAGTTTTAGAAGAAAAGTATGGCCATGTTAATATAAACCTAGAAGACGGTACTTATACAGAAGTAGAGGATGAAGAAGATAAGAAAGATTAGTATAGGAGCTGATTATAAAAATGAGGCTATGCATTACTCTTTAGGACAAGAAGTTTATGGTAAGCACGTTATTAATGATATACTTTTTGATGACAAAGATTCTTCGTACAATATTTATATAATAAAAAATAACGAAGTATTACCTTGGAAAAAGTTTAATAGCAATATGGCTATATCTGTAGAATACGATCTTAGTTACTAATGAAAAGCTTATACCATTTTATTATAAAACCTTTAGACAAAAGATATGAAAATATTAAAAAGGTTGATAATAAAGAATTAGTTATTAATTCGAGTATTGAAAATCACATTTTTGTAAGCAAAAGAGCTCTTGTAGTTTCTACTCCAGCAGCTTATGATACAAAAATAAAAGCTGGTGATGAAGTATATGTTCATCACAATATCTTACGTAGGTATTATGACCAAAAAGGTATGGAAAGAAATAGTGGCACATACTTTAAAAATGAATTGTATTTTTGTTCTCTTGAGCAAATATATATGTATAATTTAAAACCACATTTAAACTATTGTTTTATAAAGCCAATTAAAAACCAGAACATATTAGACAATATAAAAGAAAAACCTAATGTTGGTATAGTAAAATATTCTAATAATACCTTAGAAGCCGCGGGAATAACTCCTGGAACACTTATTACGTTTACACCTAACTCTGAGTTTGAGTTTATTATAGAAGGTGAACGACTTTATTGTATGAAATCAAATGATATAGCTTTAACTCATGAATACCAAGGAGACGAAAAAGAAAATAATCCAAGCTGGGCAAAAAGCAGTTGAGGAACTTATTAAAGTAGCAAAAGAAAAGATTGTAGACTCAGACGACGATGTAAGCGCTGATAGATTAAAAAATGCTGCTGCAACTAAAAAGTTAGCTATATTTGATGCTTTTGAAATACTAAGTAGAATACAAATAGAAGAAGATATTTTAAACGAAAAACCTAAAGACAAAATACAAAAAACTTTTAAAGGTTTTGCAGAAGGGAGAAGTAAATGACTTATCAACAAACGCTTTGGAAAGAAGTTAAAGATATTGTTAACCCTAAGATATTAAAGAAACAAAATCGTTTCAAAAAATGGGAGTATGGTTATAACTCTGATTATGATTTTATAGTAATAAGTAAAACTGGAAAAATTGGACAAATCATTGAAATACAGAATCTCAGGATTGCTTTACCAACAACAGATGAACCGTTTAAACGAAGTGAAACTAAAGCGGATCAAAGATGGGAAAAGCAAGAATACCCAAAAGAACTAAGCAGAATAAAAAATAGATTTGACTGGGAAGAGTATCCACAAGAATTTAAAGAAAAGTGGTATGACTATATTGACAAAGAGTTTACTAAAAGAGATCAAGGTTATTGGTTTTATGTTAAAGGTAAGCCTACCTATATTACTGGTACTCATTATATGTACTTGCAATGGTCAAAGATCGACGTTGGAGCACCAGACTATAGAGAAGCAAATAGATTATTCTTTATATTTTGGGAAGCATGTAAAGCAGATAACAGATGTTACGGCATGTGCTACCTTAAAAACAGAAGATCTGGATTTTCATTTATGTCCTCGGCAGAGCTTGTTAACCAAGCAACAATATCTAGTGATGCCAGATTTGGTATACTCTCTAAATCTGGATCAGATGCTAAAAAAATGTTTACAGATAAAGTCGTACCAATATCCGTTAACTATCCGTTTTTCTTCAAACCGATCCAAGACGGTATGGATCGTCCTAAAACAGAACTCGCATACAGAGTTCCAGCTTCAAAGCTTACTAGAAGAAAGCTTGAAAGTAATGAACAACTGAGAGAGCTTGATGGGCTTGATACAACTATTGACTGGAAAAACACTGGTGATAACTCTTACGATGGTGAAAAGCTAAATCTACTAGCTCACGATGAAAGTGGTAAGTGGGAAAGACCTGACAATATATTAAACAATTGGAGGGTTACAAAAACTACATTAAGACTAGGATCAAGAATCGTAGGTAAATGTATGATGGGCTCAACTTCTAACGCATTAGATAAAGGTGGAAACAACTTCAAAAAATTATACTATAATTCAGACGTTACAAAAAGAAATCGTAATGGACAAACTTCTTCTGGAC